AGGCCTCCTGCGTTATCTTCAAGCCATCCCATTAGAAATGGTCTACCATGCCTGGTACTCCGTAAAGTGGCATTGGTCTTACGCAATTCATGCTGAAGTAGCCGTCGAATAAGAATTCTGGTTCGCTAGGTACAGCTATTACGCGGTCTACTGGAGGGTTGTCTTCTATGAATGATGCGTTTAGTGCAGGTAGTGATGCAAAGTCTTGTGATAGATGCCATGCATCTAATGTTGTTGCTGCGTTGCTTCTGAATTGTCCTGTTACTAGTGAAGGTTTGTAGCGGTATTCGGCATATCGTTCTTGGTAGCCGAATGTTTCGTCATCGTCTGACGTGCCTTGGAAGTATATTTCTTTGTTTAGTACTGATTGTTCGCCGATATTGGCGAGTGCGGGCCAGTAAAAATCGTATCGTGTTTGTCTGCTCCACATTCTGTTCATGCCTTGTTGATATGTTAGGTCTGCGCGTACGTTGACCAGGCATAGTATTGTTGAATGTTCTGTAAAGCTTTTTGTAAATCCGATTTGATCTAGCGTTACTGTTCCCATTGCTGAGAGGTTGCCTTGTGGGCTTGTTGTGTCTGTTGATGATGTTTGTGCTATTGGTGATATGTTCACCATTTTTGTTCCACCACCTAGATATTCTGATCGCCATCCGGCGCTAGGGGTGGTCACACCGAAGTGTGATTTTATTATTTCTACGTATCGTGTTCCGCCTCGGGCGTCACGTTCGAGTAGCTTTTGCACTTGAAAAGCTTGTCGTAGTTGATTAATTGTTGCTGCTGATGCGTCGCTGAGGTCAGCGAATAGTTGTGATCCGTTTGCAGCTGTTGCGTCGAATCTTACGTGTTGATCGCTTGAGTCTGGTATTAGGTCGCGTATTACATTGTTATCCTGGTCGAAAATGAGAATATCATTTCCGCCAGTGCCTATGTTTGATCCTATAACTGGTGCTGTTGTTCCGAGTGGTAGGTCGACGGAGTCGCCTTTTTGTGGCCATGGTAATGCCGATGTGAAGTAGTCGTGGCGTTTTCCGCGTTTTTTTAAGGAGTATTCTACTCCACCTGTTGGGTAGTCCGGGCCATCACCTGTGTATTCTACTAGTGAGTCTTGTAAATTTTGATCTCTGAACCATTCGTTATATACGCGGTTATACATTCTTAGTGGTAAAGAATTGATCTGATCGTGTACGTTCGTTACTTGTGTTGGTAATCCCATATAGTCGAGCAATGAACCTTCGGCTATTGCGGTGGAATAGTTAGCAACAATTGGTACTGTATAATCAATTGAGTCTCCGGGATCTACTTGTTCTCCACAGAATTTTTCCCAGTTGTCCCAAAGTAGACGGTTTGGGCATGAGAAATAGAAGACATCCATAAATAGGTTGTCCATTACTGGGTAGATTGGTGTTGCCATTCGAGCGAATGCGGTTAGGTTGCATTTGAACGTGTCTCCCGGCAGTGCTTCGTCGACCATTATTGGATACAGGTATCCTGAGTCGAACGTTGTTTTATAGCTGTGACTTCGATTGAAGCTACTCCGTGGAATTTGAACTGCGGGTACTTCGCTGAATGTGTGGTTGCTATTGCTAGGTCTGCGGCTCATCGTATTGTTCCTGTTCTGGGTTTTTGTATTCGATGCCATTACCAATAGGTTGGTGTTCTTGGTCAATATGACCATTGTCATCGTTAAAGTTTGCTATTTTAAATAGCGTGTAGTCTTGCGGGTGTTTGCTGAATTGGTGATCGCGTGAGTTTATGCAGTCACTGAATGTTCTTATGGCCATTCCGGTTTCTGGTAGTATGAATGGTGGTAGGTATGCTTTCGCTTTTTCGTCGTAGATGCTGAACATGTTGTATTTCATTTTAACCCTCTCTTTAATTTATATATTTTGGCCTGTAGGCAAGTTTCTTTTACTTTTAACCTTTCAGGTGTGTTGTCTAGCTTTCGTTTCATTGCTTTTTTGTAGCGTTTTTCTTTGATTACTTCGTGTGTGTGGGGTTGTTCCTCCTTTAGTTTTTTTAGGTAATATTGTGGTACTGGTACTTTTTTGCCTTGTACGATGCATTCATCGTGTGGAAATAGGTCGTTTTTATATTTTCTGTACCATGATTCGCCTATACCTGGTCGGCGGCTCATAGTTGTGTATTCAGGTTTTACGGGGAAGACTTCTCCGTCTTCCCCTACCTTTTTGTAGTAGTCTCCGGCCATTTCGCCGTTTACTTTTTTCATTACGTATCGCGCTACATATGCTGCGCTTTCTCTGGTTACGTCTCCGACGACTACGTGTCCGTGTCCCCATAGCTTGCGTAATGTTTCTGATTTGTAGTGTTTGTTTCCTTTGTCTACTTTCAGTAGTTCTTTGTCTTTGAAGTCTAGCCCGAATAGTATTGCGTGATAGTGGGCTCTTCCAAGAGCCTCCCGGCCATCCGAAATCGGATGGGGGGAGGGGGTTAAACCGTCTGCTTGGTAGACTTTTCCATATTCTCCACAGTGGAAGAATCTGATTTTTGTTCCGTTGTAGTGTTTACGTAGCCTTTTCATGAATTTTTGAAAGTGTTCTACGTTTATGCTCTTGTCTGCAGGTTCCTCGGCATAGGTTAGTGTTATGAAGGAGTTTTCCTCGTGCATTTGGGCTTCGTGTACCATTCTGGTTGCCCATTCTTGGCTTCGTCGTAAACGACAGCCAAGGCATTGTCCGCACGGGACCTCCATTTTAATTGATGCGCTTTCGTGTTTTATGAATGTGAACCCTCCGCCTATGCGGCGGAATCCCTTGATAGGGTAAAAGCATTGCATCTTTAGAGTCGTATTCCGCCACGCATTAATCCTGTCAATCGATTCCTCTTATGACGTTTGGTGGCTGTTTTCGCGAACATTTTTTTAGAAGTTCTCTTTGATACTTTTGATCGTCTTCGCATAGTGCTCATCCTATTTTGTTAGAGTGCGCATAATATATATTATGACACTTGTTTTATATCCTAATGGAATAAGACCCATTAGTATAGTTTCTACTAACTGACTGGTGTCAGTTAGCACAGTTGACATCAAGTAGGGTCAACTGTGCCCCCTTCGGGGGTAGATATCCTTTCGGTTTCGGGCGTATTACTCGGGAGAGAATCCCCCTCCGTATACGACCGATTTAGTAGGCCTAGTCGTTCCATTTCTGGGTAGTTTTCTTCGTTAGATACGAAGTTTAGGTATGCAGCGGGGTCGTTGCCGAAGCGTGAACGTAGGGATGAGGGTAGGTCGCTAAATGCTTCTTGTGCGTCTATTACGATGTTCATCGCTTCTTGGAATGTTGTTCCGTCTGCTTGTCCATATGTTGCTTGGTGTTTTGCGGCGTGATTTATTACGCCGGTTTGTTGGAACTTGGCCATTATGTTGTTTATTTCGCATTCGTCTGCGAATGATTGTTTTGTTCGTGATACCGGGTCCGGTATGAACGGTCGTCTTTCGAACTCCCTGTAAGGTTTTCTGAACCTTGATGTTGTCATTATTTGTTTCCTCGGTTATTTCTTGGACCCTTTGTATTTACATTAAATGGGTTCCATCCTGAAGATTGTTTTCCTGTTACTGATTCGCCGATTTTTA